GTCTTCAGTCCTGCAACCAATTTCTTGGTTCTTTGACTGAAGGACCTGGATTCGTAGCCACGCTTCAGCGTGAGCTCACCATCCCAGAATTTAGCCCACTGTGTGGCCTGGTTCATATCACGGATTACCTGTCTAACAGACCCGTAACCGTGCTGAGTAATGTACTTCACCTTCTGGTGGATAGTACCCCGACCTTTAAGTTCGGTACATGTGGTTTTGCGCACATCCTCAACCGCTTTATTAAGCGATAGGAATGGTACACAAAGCTCCAAATCTATCTCCGCGCTCCGCGGCCGTAGGAACTCTTGACTAGTTCCTCTGATAGTTTGTCTCCTCTGCGACCACTCCTTCAGGAGTGCAGCAATATAGGCCGCGGCGTCGACTTTGTCGATAATCGCGGCCATTGCTTTCTTATGCCAGGGCGGCATAAGACGGTAAGCCCCTTCTGAGAAGGGTGCAAGGCCTAGCCCCCCCAAATGTTGGGGTATGGCTAGTTGGTAGCCTATGTCCAAATAGCGATTTCGCATATTGGCAACGAAGACTCCAATGGCTCTTGCCATGAGTCCTCTATCGGATGACCACTTAAGCTCCTTTTGGAGGAGTGGTGCTTTTCCCCATATTGGGTTTGTATCCTCGTCTGCCCGTCCCCTCGTATGAGGCGAGACCAGACGTGTTCGCGTGATATCATGGAGCAGGCTCCCTTTTGGGCCTGGCTCCATCGCGATGAACTGAGTGCAGTACCGCGCGCCTCTGCGCTGAACTGCCCACTTAGCTCCGGAAGGCTTCATGCCAACCTCCACTGTCGCTTTGTGATACCTTTTGAGTGTTTGCCTAGACCCGATATCAATGATATCGTCTCCGGCAGTTGAGAACCTATCTTTGCGTAGCTCAGATAGGCTCCGTGGGACACGGATATTCCGTGCCAACACGTTTATGGTCTTCCCGATATAAGTTAGGATGACCTTGGTTCCGGGTTCACCCATTAGGGCACCTCGAACCGTAAGGGCTACTCCATCGATTCTTCGAGGAGATAGTACCAGATCTATTGCCTGATGGCAATATGCCTCGTACTGGCAGCCCTTAAAGACCTCGTGCCCAATGACACGAGCAATCGAGTGGTCGACAAAATCTGTCGCCTCCTCGAAGTCTGCCTGTAGGACGTAATCATCGTCCCCAGGTTCGAAGCCTGCGGTTTGCAAACGTTTTGCATAGCCGTAAGCCTGATAGGACTCAGC